CTCTACATCGACTCATCAGCAAACCAGACCATGGCCTCAATCGAGGCAGAATGTCAGCGCATCAAAGATCTTAACGATGGTCAGATTGGATTGGTCGTGATCGACTACCTACAGATCATCAAGTCGCCTACAAAGTCGAGCAAGTCGAGAGAAGAAGAGGTTGCACACAGCTCAGGTAGCTCCAAGCAACTTGCAAAACACCTCAATTGCCCAGTGGTGACCGCCACGCAGCTCAACGAGCAAAACCAGACCAGAGAATCCAGAGCCATTGAGCAGGATGCAGACTCCCTGCTATTTATCTGCGACGATGGTATCAAGATTGGCAAGATGAGAAATGGCAAGCGCGACACGGTCATGAGGCTGTTACTTAACGGAGCAAGACAACGCTTTGAATAAATTTGTTGACGACCTCAAATACACACGCATAACAAATGCACATGGAAACAGAAGCAGAGAACAAACCGTCCGAGCTGTCAAAGCTGCGGGGAACAGACCACGAGGGATTCAGGAGAATGATTCAACGAGCAGTAAAGCGGATGGAGTGGAGGATGAAATACCGCCCAAGCACCTCGCTTTTCGCTGGAAAAACAGAGCAGTAGTTTCAACTTTTCAGGGTAGGAACTTGGCCTCAGTGGAGCAATCTGCTGGGGCTTTTTCGTGTTTTGATCAAATTATTTTTGCTCTGCAAGCCTTGTAGAATAAGGGATTGATGGAAATAATTATTTTTTATGTAAAATAATGTGGACACTGGCAAGGTGATGCCGTAAGTTCCTCTCAGTTGCACGACGCAACGCAGAAACTAATCATTATCATGGACGCAACACTTACATTTAAAACCCGCGAAGAGGCAGAATCTTTCGCCAAAGAGTGGTCAAGACACACCTTGAAAGGTCACACAGTCAGCAGCACCAAGTCAGACGGCAAGATCACTGTCGATCTGTACGAAGTAACGGAACACGGAAAGACATTTGTCGATCAATATGTCGCACTTAAAAACATTTTTAACTAGTACCATGGACGCAACCACGCAAGTCACCACGCAAGTTACCATGCAAGTCGGAACATTAACAAATCAGGGAGTTTATCTCGGTATGCAAGGCAGACTTGCACGATTTGAGAGGAACCTTGGAGAACGCACAACTACTATCCTGTGCTCCCCAACACTAGCTCATGTCATCTCACAAGAAGACGAGGACGCTAGATTAAAGCTTGAAGAGGATTGGATTGGCCAAGGGCCATGGTATCAAGCTGTACTGCGTGGTGATGAAGCACGATCCGCGCTCTCATCGTTCAAACAATCCTTTGCAATTTAACTCTCCCATAAACAATACACACATGAAAACAAAAGAAGCAGCAATCAGCCTAGCAAAAAACCGCGTCTCAGGAATGTTCCCAGTCGGTAACGATTGGAAATACACGAGGTGGTGCAGTGAGTTCGCAGCATGGAGTGAGTCCACAGCAATGGATTATTTCAAATCACGGATGAACATGGCTCAGGAGCGCATTAACATCGCAAGGCAAGAGCTTGGCATGACAGAGCGCACATACTACGGAGGAAGCTGGGAAACATACGTTCAAGATCAGTAACCTTAGCAAGTTAGTAATGATTAGACCTCAGTGGGGAAACCTGCTGGGGTTCTTTATTGGATAAATCGACAAGCAGTCAGCGATTCTCAAAGTCCAAGTGAAAAGGCTCTCAATATGTTTTATGGATCAATTTGATTTTTTGGTTTATTTGAATATCATTGGATGATTTCCAAAGTCCAAGTGAAAAGGCTCTCAATAATCAAATCAATTTATTTTTACTTCGCGCTCACCATAGACTCAAGTGGTATGGCCAGAGTCCAGAACGAATGCAGAACCAAAGCCAAGGCAAGAGGTCGGACCGAAGGAGACACGGAACCATTGGAGAGACACAAGGAGAGGCAAGCATAGAGGCAGGAGGGAAAGCAGGAGACAAGGTAGGAAAGCGACAATAAAAAAGGGGTGAGCGGTAACAAATACCACCCACCCCCACGGATTCCTAGTCGGTCTTATGACAAAATCATGAGGATGATTCTAAGCCAAGCCAAAAACAAAAACAGGAGAATAACCCACTCAATGAATTTCGAGATCATGCGTGGATGAGTCCATCCGGTTGCAAGACAAAGCCTGTGGAATCGATCTTGCCTTTGCCCTTGGCTTTCAGGCCTACCACGACGCCACGACGGTCAAGAAATCTCAAATCGTCAGAATCCCCGTCTATCACTTGGAATCCCTCCCATGTAAGAGGCAACTTGTCGGCGAAAACAATGGCGACGTTCACTTGAGATTGAAGCATTGCGACCAATTCTAGATGGGTTGAAACTTCCGAACGTGAATATGTTAGCCAATAGTTGCTTGGAAGTAAACCGGCAGCGAAATTACAGGCTCTTTCCTCGCTCTTAGTATAATCATACCATTGCACGCCCTGAAAAGAATCGAAAATGTTCGAGCCTCGAAACTTGATCTTTTCCCATGGCAGATCGCTTGTCAGATTGAGACGGAAGCATGGCGTCATCCCCTTTTTAGTCGCCGACCGGATGGCCGCGTCTACCTCATCCCAAAGCATTTCGAGGAAACAAGCCTTGTCCGTGAAAAAAAGCTTCGTTTTGGCAATCCTTGCGAGTTGAACCGATGACATCGCACCGCGTCCCGCAGTGTTTAAACAAGCCGCCGCACATCCCGCCGATGCATCTTTGCATACGTTAAAGCCTGAGAGGTTGCTTGGTGCCAGGTGGATTCCGTAAGTTATAAAGCCGCGCTTTTCGCCTTTTCGTGTTTTCGCGTTACCGCTATTTAATAGTTTCATTTTATTTTCGAGTGTTTGTTTTAGTCTCTTCAGAACGGAATTCATCCGTTGACGCCTTGCAGCGTTTCGACTTGGTTAGAAGCTTGAAACAATGATCCCACCGTCAAACTCTAAAAGGGTTCCATGGTCTTGAATGTAGGATCGAATCAAATCATCGATTTCGTCCGTGTCCTCGGTCCCGTCCATGTCGATTCCGCTATACTCTAAGGCAAACGCCAGAGTGGACGCCCCATGATGTTCCAGTAGCCATTCCTGCAGGCTGTCAGATTGTGAATAGTCACAGCGGAGGCTAACAGGGCAGAATTCGATTTCTTCGCCGATGTCCTCCTCGAGTTCCTCGAGGTATTCACAAAGTGCAACGGCCCCGGCGTATGACCAGTTGGCATCATTGTCGTTCATTAATCTGTGGGCGGCTTCAGTGGTGGATAACGTGGTTTTCATTTTCGTTTTGTTTTCTAGTTATTAGTTTGTGGATCAAATGAGATTTATGTGAGATTCAATGTCGTCAAAACATGGCTGGTCTGCCAATCTCATGGCGTCATCGTATGTAATCGGCTTATTATCGTATATTGTGCGGACGGAGTGATTGACAGGGAAGCCGCCTCTGAAATGATTGATAATGTCGTCCATCTTGTGAGCTGTCACAAGAGTTTTGCCTGTGATTAGCACGATCATTTGATGGAGTTTTGCGGAAGTATCGATGATGATCATAATTTCAAATTCAATGAATGAGGTTTTTCAGAACGATCAAGATTACAATGTAAGATGCGCCAAGAAATGCGCTCAAAGGGATTGCCAGCCATGCCGGAGGATTCACGAGGATTTCAGGGAGTTTCATTTTCGTTTTTTTTGTTGGAGATTTAAGCAAGGGCGCAAACTTCGATGCGCGAAACCGAAATGTCAGATTGTTTGATTGTTGGCTCCGACTCGTCAAAACGGTTTTGATTGTGGCTATTGGCAATCATGCGAGCGGCTCCGGTATAGGTTGGAGTTTTTGCGGAAGCACTACGGATAAATTTATGGGTGGACTCATACGACGGCCCGGCGGATTGGTGGTTAATGGCGGTAATGATGAATAACGTGTTCATGATGTGGTGATGTTGGTTTGGATCAGAAAGGCAGTTTTATGTCGTGCCTAGGACGTTTTGATTTTCAAGCTTCGTCGATCATTCGGTTAAGTGCTTCGAGGCATTTTTTCCGTGTCTTCTCTCCTGTAATTTGTTTGGCAGCCTTGAAGATGGAATTTGTCGAATGGCGCAAACCTTTTAACTCAAGCTTGAGGCCTGAGCGGATGATGAGGAGACGATACGCTGAGATATCTTCAGGGTTTGTGATCATGTGGTGACTCATAATGTTGGATTGGATTGGATTGGATTGTCTCGCAGCCTCATTTACAAATGAGACTTCAAGAGGAATAGGGCAAAGGGCAGCCGATGACAAGCAATTATTTTGTCAAAATAAATAAAAGAATTTCCCGGTCAGATTCCGTGCCAAGTTGAAATGTTAGAGCGAAAATCGTTTGAAATCTTTTCTGGTATGGTAGGAGCGGAAAGGGGTTACGATCGATCCTATGGGCATCCTCGGGCCAAATAGGGCTATGTGGCAGATTCTAGTGTTCTGGTGAGTATCTTGACCATGTTTCTTGTGAAAAGGCACAAGGTTTTGAATAAGGGGCAGATGGAGAGAGGGATGGAACCGGTGCAGGCTCTCAATAGAAAATACCAACCGCACGCGCATGGCTTCCTCGTCACCTACCACCCACCCCTTATCACCAATTGACCATGTCTATTCTTGCCTTGTCATGTCGATTTCAAGCATTCCTCTCATGTTCCACAAGTCATCGCTCATAAGTGATTGGAAGCAAGCATCTCCCCGTGGAACACTACCACGCATTATGTGTATTGTAACAAGTTGCCCTCAAATAAGATTGACGATGTACATACGCGAGAGGCGGGGGCGGGGGTCGCTTTTTTTCCCACCATGAAAATGTCCATGGATTCACCACCCCTTTAAAAATTATTGCAATCGGCCATCCTACGCCACCCTACCCCTGACTCCACCCCACACACCCAGATTCAATCCAAGCGTCCCCACGTTGATCCTGATGGCATTTAGAGGCATCCTGCACAAGTCCCCTTGACACGTTCCAATTTATCTTGCAGTGAATGTCCCTATGCGTGGAGATTCATATCAACTACAGGGTCAAATGGGTGCTGTCACCTTGACTGCGTCAGGTACTGCAACGACTATTACGGGTAACTTTCGATGGGTGCTTGTTGCGGCTGATACCGTGATCACGAGCATGACTGGAAATGTCCTTGGTGCTGGCGGTGCTAATCCGAATACTTCTCTTGCGGGCATTACGTTGCCTGCTGGGTTTGGCTTTGGTGGTATCCTTACGAGCATCACTATCACTTCTGGCACTATCTTGGCTTACACCCTGTAATGTCTCAATTCCGCTCAGTGGGTGGACTGGATGAGCCGATCTATGAAGACGTAGATCGTGGGTTCCGTGCCGTCAATCAAAGGCTTCAGCTTAACCAGCTCCAAGAGTTTGAGGTTCGTGAGTCCTTGAATGGTCGGATGGAGGGCTACTGGAAGCCCCGCAAGGGTGTGGTGGAGAAGACTGCTGCCCTGACCACTGGCCAGACTCCATTGCAGTTGCCATTCTATTTGGTTGGATCAAGCGTATTGATTACTGCTGCCTCTGTGACTGCTGGTGTTGTGACGCTTACTACCGCATCAGCTCACGGTCTGACTAATGGTTCCACGTTAAATATTGCTGGGATTGAATACACGGCTGGCACTGATCCAAATGGCGTTTTCACGGCAACTACTGCAAGCGGATCGAGCATTACCTATCCACTGGTTGGCGGTGTCGGCCCGTATACGGTTTCTGCTGTCTCGCCAGTTTCAGAGGTAATCACATCCACCTCTAAGACTATTTCCGATGTGACGATTCCTGTCACTGGGACTGTGCGTATTACTGTAAATTCCCACGGATTTGAGGCTGGAAGCTCTGGGTGGGCTACGATTGCTGGACTGGACACTTCGTTCAACGGCAGTTACGAGCTGACTTATTTCGATGCCAACACGCTAGACTACACGATTGCGGGGGTCACTACGGCTCCCACGGACGTTTCTGGCACGCTGTCACAGATGGTGATTAATGACGTTGCAAATGCTAATGTGAGGGCTTCCTGCCTATTCAGTGATCCCAATACGAACAACAAAGAGTTCATCATCGTTGCTATGGATACCGTAGCTAAGAAGATCGATTTGGCCACCCTTGCAATCACGGACATTCCCTACCCATCGGGGCGGGCCATTGGCGTGGATGGAGAGATGATCCAGTTATTTGATAAGGTGATGTTGTTCCGCGATGGTCAGCAAGCACTTGAATGGTTTCCTAATGGACGACCGATTTTATCAGCGTCACAAGCTGGGACGACTACCGTAACAATGTCTGTGAGGGATCACGGCCTATTAGCTGGCACTAGCATTACAATTACGGGTCTTACTGGTGGGATTCCTCCAAATGGAACATTTTCAGTTCTAGCGGTCAGTGACCCTGATACGTTTACATATGTGTTTACCACTAGCCAGAACCTTGCGTTTGGAACTAGCGTAGCTACTGCTACTGACGGGTTCACGCTTTCTCCGGGTGGTGCCTACACCCAACCTCAGACGTTTAATATTGAAGCTAAAGAGGTCGAGATCGCTGATGGATTAGTGACTGCCACAGTCGCTGGCAACGTGACCATTAAAACCGGAGATATTATTATTGTTCGCCAAGCCGTAACTGTTGATTTTGCGGAAATGGTTGGAAAAGAGTATCAGGTTGTATCCGCAACCACTACAACAATTACATGGTACGCTCCAGTTGGTAATTACAGTTCATCCAGCACTGACATATTTGAATTTGGCGGAAGATTTAGCGTGGGAGGTGGATTCATGCACCAACCAGCAGCGCCTTGGGGTGTTCATTTCCAGAGACGACTCTGGGTTCCGTATTACTACGACCAGTCTGGCCCATTCAATGCTCCAATCTACACCAGTCGAAAGATCACTGACGAAATCGCTGTCTCAGACATTCTCGATACGACCACCTTTGACCAGATTGAAAACCAATTCCGCATCAGCGGTGGCACGGCAGACTATGTTGTCGGTATGCACGGGTTCTACGATGACGCACTAGTTGTCCTGAACAGAAACAGTCTTCACCTTGTTAAGGGTACGCTAGGAAGCTTGCTTGATTGCACTGTAAAGGAACTGACGTCAGAAATTGGATGCCTTGCGCGAAAGTCTGTGGTAATGCGTGGTAACACGATGATGTTCCTGTCTGACGATGGCGTATATTCGCTGCAATTCCTTGATGAATATAACCTTCGCGGGTCTGAGGAGCCAATTTCCAAGAATATCCAGCCTTACATTGATCGAATCAATAAAAACTTTGCCGCAGAAGCAGTTGGAATCCTGTTTGATAACAGATACTACCTTGCTGTGGCACTTGATTCAGCGGTCGGAGCTAATGATGCCCGTGGGAACAACTCAATTCTTGTTTACAACTTCAAAAATCAAGGGTGGGAATCATTGGATACCTATGGTGACTCACGCTTTCTGATTAAAAACCTACTTACTGGTGGTGCTGGAATTAGAAATGAGCTGTATGCTGTTACTCGTAACGGTGGATTGCACCAGATTGATGCCACTGAAAGCTCGGTTGACAGGCTCAATGTCCAAAACGTAGGTGGAGAGCTTATTACCCCGACAATCAATGCCTCACTAACCACCCGTGGATACGATCTAAAGACAATGGAGCGTAAAAGATTTACGGATGCTCAGATTCTCATGCAGAACCTTGCTGGGGCCACTGGTGAGTATTCGATCTCATTTGCGGCAGAAGACCCTGATAATGCTTCACAGATTGGGACTACCACACAGTTTCTAGGAGGGGATATTCTGTCCCCCAGTTCACCCAATGAGGCCGAAACAGCAAGTATTCGATGCAGACTAGCAGGAATTAGAGGGTATACTGGAACTCTCATCTTGACACGAACCATTGGTTCTCCTAAGATCAACTCAGTAAAGGTCGCTGGGTCAGTGACAAACAGACAAATCATTTCACAGAAATAAAAATATGGGCGCAGTTAACACAACATACACATTTACAGCTACTGACACGATCACTAGCACAAAAATGAACGACATCATCGATCAGACGACGTTTACAGATGACGCTGTGTTTGATACGACTCTTTTTGTTGCCTCTGGAAAGCTGAAAGTTAATGCTCAAGGAATCACTTCTAACGAATTGGCTGCAAACGCTGTAAAAACAATTGCAATTGAGGATGGAGCTGTAACACAAGCCAAAACATCTAACTTTCTGATTCCAACTGGAGCTATAATGCCTTTTGCAATGAATGCGGCTCCAACTGGATGGTTGGTATGTAATGGTGGATTCCATTCCAGAACGGTATATGCTGCTTTATTCGCGGCGATTGGAACATTGTATGGATCTGGAGACGGGGCAACAACATTCACTGTGCCTGATTTGCAAGGTCATTTCGTTCGTGGATTTGGAACAGCGGCTGGGTCGGGTGCATTTGGCGCCAAGCAAGCTGACATCCTTAAGGCCCACACGCACGGATTTGTTGACGGAAGATCCTATACTGTTCCAACTACATCTTCTGGTAACGGGAGAGCGTTTGGCTCAGGAGCAGTAGACACTGTTGTGACCTTTGATAGCGGAACGGGAACAGAAACACGCCCGAAAAACATTGCGATGCTTTATTGCATTAAGATTTAATGAATCCAATTCAGTCCGTATTGTCTGTCTACAAAGAAAACTCCATTGACTTTAATTACGAGATTGAGTTTCACCTGCTAAATGGCATTGTATTTTCTGACGACAAGACGTTCATGTTTGCCATTCCATGCGATTCTGAAAACCCAGAGATTCCAGTGCCGATTGACAATGCAAACTGCATCTTTATCTCAATGCTAGCGGGTGATATGAAACACGCTATGGAGGTATTTCAAGACCGATTTGACTTTATCGCATTTAAGAGACAGTTTAAAAATTCTAATCACACAAGATTCTATTCTTACTCGCAATTTCACAAAAAACTAAAATAACATCATGGGAGGATCAACCAAAGTACCAACGCCAAAGGAGCCAGACATCGGAAAAGACATTTCCAAGTATGTGACTGGATACGGGCAAGCATTGCCAAGTGTAATTGGTCTTGAGCAACAGTATCGCCCTCAGTTTGGAGCGTTGAATCTCGCTGACATTGGTCAATATCAACAAGGACTCCAAGCACTACAGGGTGGTGCTACTGCCACTGCTCAAGAGCAACTTGGTGCTGCCAGAGGTGCTGAGTTTGCTGGTATGACTGGTCAGGCTGGACAGGTCAGAGGTCTTCTGGGTGCAATTAGCCCAGAGTCACAGCGGATGATGGAGCTTCAGAACCTGCAAGCGGAGCAGGCGTATGCATCGTCGCAGGGACTGTCCCCTCAAGAGCGAAGAACTGCTACCCAAACTGCGCGTGAATCGTATGGTGCTGCTGGTAGACTTGGTGGGAACCTTGGAATCGTGGGTGAGGCTATGGGCAGGGAGAGTGTATTGGCCCAGAAGCGTCAAGAGGCAGCAGGAAGAATCGGTCAGGCATACGGAACATCACAGCAGTTCTACTCACCAGCTCTGAGCCTTCTTGGTGGCACTCCAACGTCATACAGTGCAGGTCAACAGTTCACTCAGTACGGCATGGGAATGCTTGGACAATCTACTCCACAGATGATCAACCCAGACACTGGTGCAAACCTTGCGGCAGCATATCGCAGGGATGTCCTTGGAGCGCAGTCAGCCAACGCACAGGCAAGTGCTTCACGTTCTGCTGGCCTAATGAGTGCTGGCGGTGCAATTGTTGGAGCAGGAATTACAGCGTTCGCCATCTAATGGAGGAGAAAATTAAAAAGGCGATCAAGAATATCGAGACTTGTTTAAAGTTCTCGAAGCGTCCTGTTCTTGCTTGGAGCGGTGGTAAGGATAGCATGGCATTGCTTGATCTAGTATTCAACAAGGTTGGGGCTAAGATTCCAATTTTCTTTTTTACAGAGCAATGGCAACCTTCCAAGTATGCGTTCCAGCACAAGATTATTGAAGATTGGGGTCTTGAGGTTTATTCATGGCCTCCTACGTTGAGTAATTTTCAGCAAACAGGTGACGAATTTGAAGTGCAGAATATGTACATTTTCGATCAGACAAAGGTGACTTGTCCTACTGGGATTACTCCAATGGAAGAAGGAAAACCTTGGGTATGCGCCATGGATATTTACAACAGACCTAAGAGCGGTGGCATCATATCGGGGTGGGATGGGATGTTGTTTGGACACAAGCTATGCGATAGCGATCCGATTTACGGTGGTGATGCTGGCACGAGGATTGACGCAAGAACCATTCCAGATGAATGCTCTGTCTTCTTCCCAATGAAGGATTGGACTCATGACGATGTCTTTCAGTATTGCGAGGAGAATAACGTTCCTATTCAAACCAGCCGATACGAAAAAGTAGACGCTAAGTGGTCTGAGAAGCCAGATCGCACTCACAACTGCGACTACGTTCACGCTTGCACGGCCTGTGTTGACAGAAGAGCATCAGCACCTAAGTTTGTTCACTGCCCCAAAATGGATTGCACAATCGAAAACATCTCACAACGAGTTATTTGGGCAGACCAAATGATTCCATCTTACATGAAAGACTAACACTATGGCACTACTAGGATCATCAATCGACCCGTCACTATTTTCTAACGATTACAGTGGATTCGCAAGAGCAGGAGAAACCCAAGGGCAGATGTATGCCCAGATGGGAAAGGATATTGGGGGGGCTATTCAAGACTATGCCAAAACCAATCAGCAAAATAAGCAGATGAAGGGGCAAGTGGATGCCGCGAAGAAAGGCTACGAGTCTATGGCTAAAGCATTCCCAGAGCAAGCTGACTACTTTAACGCCCAAGCGCAACAATTCGACGACCCGAATACAAGTTTGGCTTACAAGATTGGGCAATTGAGCGGTAATCAGCAATCTACTGCAAACATGTATCAGCTTCAGGATGCACTAAATCAACAAAGGCTTCTCGAATACAAACTGGGTGGCGGGCCATCTGGCGGCAGCAAGGATTTTTAACCAAAGTGCTACAGACGAACTCTAAAAAACAACATGGAAACATTAGATCCCCTTTCAATTGCCAGAGAAGGCACAAATTCGTATGTGATTTCGCTTCAAGCAAGTAAGCTGGCGAAACAAGCAAGGAGCCTCGGTTTGGACGATCAGGCCGACATGATGATGAAGGCATTGTATTCATCTATTAAAAATAAAAACCAACGTGGTTTTGATGCTGCGAAATTGTTGGTATCGGGGGTCGCTGCAAGTGTGGCAGAAACCCAAGAACAAGTTGGAGAAGTAAACGAGGAAGCGGCACGAATTAGAGCTGTTCTTGGATATGCAAGTGAATCAGGATATAAAGTGGATCCAGACGTGATTGCGTCAGCAGCTTCGATGTTTAAAGCAAGAGACATCACGGGGCTGAAGGAAACTGGGAACATGATTTCTGCAGACATCACTCGTCAGGCGGAATCAAGACAGAAACTTGGAGATGCTGAAGCTAAAGGCAAGATGGATCCGCAGGCGCAAACAGAGGCCGATAAGATGATGGCGAATAAATTGCTTCGTCAATTCCACAATGCACAGAAAATCCTGAACGATCCAGAGTCTGCACGGGCATTCACTGGAGTACCAGCAGCTCAAAATTATAACAAGAATGTTGGGATCGGGAACAACGTGAGGTCATACATGGCTAGTATTGGAGGATTCAACTTGGGAGTTGGGATGCAAGAGGTTAAGGAGACTACTGGAACTGCGGCAGGCATGGCGGCGTCAGAAACCGATGCATTCAAAGCGGCTCAGTCAGCACTAAGTCTTGATCAGGATTGGAAAGATGCCTCTCAACAACTTAACATTTTTAACGCATCAATTATTCGCTCGCTTAAAAAACTTGGGGTCAGGAATGAATACTTGACTCCTGCTGGTGCTGAGAAATGGTTGACGGGGACTGATGTTAATGTGCCATTGCTGGACAGGGAGACAACCAATCAAGGGCAATCAACGCAAGTAACATTGCCAACAACCTCCCCGCTTCAAATCCCACAAGGGCTTCCGAATCCTCAGATGACAACTAGTCAAGCTGGAACACAGCCAGTGGTATTTGGAACACAGCAGCCTACTGGTGGAACTCCTACGCCACAAGCTCAACCACAAGCTCAACCACAAGCTCAACCACAAGCTCAACCACAAGCTCAACCACAAGCTCAGCCACAAGCTCAGCCACAAAATCAAGCTGTTCCTGCACCTGCCGACCAGACTACTTCTGACCCATATACTTCAATCAGGAAGAACATGGCAAGTCAATTTAACGTAAGTTATTAACCAAATGGCAAATGAAACCATGATCATGGATCCAGCATCGGGATTGATGCTGGACGAACAAGCGCAGGAAGGTCTCTCCCAGAATCAGGCCACACCTATTACTGAGCCTCAATCCAATACGGGAAGCGTTAAGATACAGGGTGTCAGCCCGATAGATGGGCCACAAGACGTATTTATGGGGCCAACTACAATGCCGAAAGGTGACGTGGCACAAAAGGATTTGGAGAACTTCCTGAAGAAGTTTAAAGATAGTCCAGTATCGACGCTGACAAAACCACAAAAGGACACCGCTACCGATGTTCTCAAGCAATACACTTTGGCTACAGCGCAAGTGAATGCAGAGACCGGGGAGCAGCTACCTAAAGACTTTGAGTTACCTGCGTACGGAGAGACTTTTGCGCCGTTGTTTAACAATCAGTTTCCAGCAATCACTGATACCAATGGATTGATAGCTAACGGACTAGTCAGCGACAAGGGAGCAACCGAAAAAGGTTTGCTAGTGTTGGATCTCAAGAAGATGGGGGCACTGAATGACGACTATACGCTGAATCTTACTGGAAAGGCATTGCTTTCAAATCCAACAGAGGCAAGCAAACCAGAGAACTTAGCCATCTTCATGGAGCGCAAGCGACTCAATTTGGATGAGCCTGAAGATAGATCATGGTCGGATTCATGGAAAGACTTCAAGGAAGTAATGAGTAGTGCTGGCGACACACTCGGCACAGCAATAAAGTTCTTGGATAAACCTTACGCACTCGGCGCGAAGGATAAGGCTGTTCTTGAAGGAGCCGCAGGTGGAATCGTTGGGCAGGAATCAGGATTGGCACTTGGAGCCAAAAAGCTTGGTCAGGACATCTTGACGAAAATGCTCACAGATGGTGACGAGCAAGAAGTCCAACTTGCAGCATTAGACCAGAAATACCAACGAGACAAACAACAAATTGCAAGTTTCAGGGCATCGGAATCATTGCATGAGATTACGGGGTTGACCAACTGGGTTGACCAAATGAAAGAAGTTAAGGCCGAGCTTGGAGATGAAGGTTTCAAGGCGGCGCAAAAAACTGGGTTACAAGGTGGGCCGATGCTTTACTCTGCGCTTAATCCATTGTCTGCCGAAAATGTAGCGTTTCGCGTTGCTATGTCAACATCCATGGTTCCAGTTAAAATGGTATCTGGACAGATGCTCAGAGCAAGGCAAACGGCTGAAACATTCGCAGAACAAACGCAATCACTAAACGCTGCCAACGCAGGACTCGCTAGGGCGCAAGCAACAATTAACGCTGCGGGTAAAATCCCTGAACTTGAAAAAGCGCGAGAAGCATTCCAGACCGCTGGAGACATGGCGAGTGCCAGATCAGTTGGGAAGAACATTGAAAAAGTAAAAGCGGCAGGACAGAAAGCTGTGTTTGAGGCAGAACAGTGGGGTGTTGCGGCTAAGAACGTTACGGAGAACCTATCGCGACTCAGTGCTGATGCGGCAGCAGCTAATCGCATAATAAAGGTTGCAGATACGTTTGCTCAATGGCCCAAGGTTATCACCACTCCGATTGGGGCGACACTACAAAAAGTCGGACAGGGAATGACATCTATTGATGTGGGACTATCAGCCGCTGCTGAAAAGATTGGGGCTGGCAAGTTTTATAGGGGGATGAATAAGTTGTCATCATTAGCTGGGGTTGGAACCGTAGCTCAGGCCTCTGGATTACCCAGTGAACTTGCTTGGTTTCCAGCCGCCTTTAAAGCGGCGTGGTCTACAGCTCCCGCTATCGAAGCAACTGGAGATTTTATTCGTCTAGTAGGTCGTGAGGCATCTGCGGCCAGAGGAGCAATTCCAATGTGGCGCAAGATCTATAGAATGCAAAACGCTGGGGTCACCCACAAATTAGTTGCAGGCTTAATGGATACAGCAACGCTTGGTGGATTGCCAGCCGTTCAGGGTGCGATCAAGGGTGCGGCCATAGGCGCGAGCGTCGGGGTTCCAATGGACATGGCTTACAATTACGTCAGCTCTGGAGGTGACATGAATGCGGGAGCGTTAAAAGATTCACTAATCAGTAATGCGTTCTTCGCAGGTGGCGGAGCGGCCATTGGTGCGTTGCGGATGGGATCACAAAAACGATTAAAACAATTCCAGCAGGGGGATGTAATCAACTTCCGTCGAAGTCTAGTCGAGCCTGATCAACGTATGGCACTTGATGCGTTGCCACGAGGGGTAAGAGATTCAATTGGATCATATTCTGGAGCAAATCCAAACCTCGGAATAAAGTTTGTAAAGGAAGGTGGCGGACACTTTGACTCACGAAACAATACTGTTTTCATCAACCCTAATGCCAATAACCCACTCAAGCCTTTGCTAGGGCATGAGATTCTTGAATCAATTGTTTCAAAATCTAGTATGTCATCATCAATTGCTACCATTCTTGTTGGTGACGGTGTACAGACAGGTGGGCTACTAAGAGATAGGAATGGCAATCTTGATCAAGGTTTCGTTGAGTTTCGTGACAAGTATAACCAGTTGCGCCAAGCCGAAGTGAACCGCATGAATCAGACGGTTTCTCCCGACAAGCGCGAGTCGTTTACTCCCCTGACCGACAGGGAGATGGCTAAGGAATACTTTATTGAGATGAATGCCGACGATATGGCATCAATGGCTGAATCTGGTAAGTTGGGACAATTGGCAGCTAGAACAACAGCTTCTAGGAAACTAGTCGATCTTGGTAACACAATCTTAAATAAATCATCAATCATCAGAAGCATGCACTTCAATATGGGTGGTGTAATGGATTCGTCAGGTCGAATGGTAAAGGGTAATGGACTACTTGCAGATGGAATCAAGCAATTACCAGAAGCCAAGGCATTATTCGTAAGGATGATCAATGAAACTGCGGGACGTTCGGGGGCAGCAAAGAAGATTGCGGAGAGGTCGCAGGGAGCTGTGATTCCAACGTCTGGCATGGATGATCCAATATGGAGCGAAATGACAGCGTACTGGAAAACCGACAAGGCAGGAAACCCAGTAAAAGATTCTAACGGAAATTGGGTTCCACTTGAAAAACATGTAGAACAAGCTCGCGAGCAAGCAGGACTGTTGATACAAGCCGACCAGAAACAACGCATTGCAAATGGTGAAGTGATCCCAAAGCACGAGATCCAATACTCTCCTGAATCGGGGTGGCGCGGCAAGTACTTTAGCGAGGCACAGGTTAACATCATTAAAAACAGTGGGTATTTCAACGACTCGCAAATTCGATTGTTTGATCACATTAATAACGCAGCAAAGCGAGGCCAAGGGGAAAGATTCCTGATGATTTATAATCCTGCGACATCTAGCAGGTTGCGGGGCCGTGGCCGAAAGTCATACGAGACTCTTGGACCTACGATGAAGGAGGGCGGCATCCTTGGATTCTCCATGGGCGACAAGGGACAGTTGCTCGTCGACATTATTGATACCCAGCAATTGCACCAAAACATCATGGAACAGGCTGGAAAGAAAATCGGCCAACGGCTATACAAAGGTGATGTGGATAAAATAATGACTGACATCAACGCTGTCATGGATTTGCACTCTCAAGGACTTCCAGCAGATTCACACTTCGTGCAGACTTACGGAGACAAGTGGAAGGATCACAAGAATTTCATTAACTCGACATTCGGAGATATTTCTGGAGGGGCTAAGGCGCGGCCATCGGACTATATGATAATCAACCCAGTATTGGTTACAGATCGCCCAAGCAAGGCTGTCTTCAAGACCTACCGTCTTGATCGTCTAAACAAGTCAACCAGAATGGAAGGGACAACTGGAATCCCAATGGATTACAACATGGTCAAAGCGAATTATATGCCTGAAGGTGTGCCATTGTTTGACGATAACGGTGATCCAGTCGATATGCGCTACACTCCGATTGAGGACGAGAACGGAAACCTTAGAGCTAGTACGTCTGATACTTACGGCAGGCAGAATGGTGAACCATCGGCAAACGATCAAGGTCGCCCAGTCACTCAAAGTAATTTGCCGCCAGAGTCCACAAGCCAAGTTAAGATGCCTGAGCAAGCAAGGATGATGCCTGAGCCAATTCGGAGTAAAGTCCCAGAGTCTGAAGGTGGAACGCTGCCTCCAGCTACATGGGATAGTTTGAAGAAAGTTGGCTACGATCCATCAGCATCTGAAAAGACACAGATTACCACTACGGCATCAACTTACGAGAAAATTGTAAACTCTAACGCCAAAAAAGGAATGAAGGTTCTGGACTTCTCTGCTGGTCTTGGTGCTGGCACTGCTAGCATGAAAAGAATTGGCAAGGCTAAAGGCTTTGAGGTTTCTGGATATGAACCTTACTCCAATCCACAAAAGCGAGTAGTTGCACCAGAATATGAGGGGATCGAATCACTCAGTCGAATTCCAAATGACAGTCAGGATATTATTATCAACAATGCTGTACTCAATGTAGTCCCAGAAGATGTTGGGCGAGGAATCGTTAAAGACATTTACAGTAAGCTAGCACCAGATGGATCGGCATTTATCAACGTAATGGGATGGAATAATATTAAAAACAGACTTGATAATCCGAAAACAAAACTTGTTGGGCCTCGCGAGGTTGTTACTCAGAAAGGTACATTCCAGAAGGGGTATACCACCGAAACGCTTAGATCGCTTATTGAATCAGAGCTTCCAGACGCAAAGGTAGTAAGAACCAGCTATGGAGATATTGGATTCAAGGTTACCAAACCAAAAGTTGATTTTGAAAACCAAACAACTAAAGTGACTGCAAAGTCTGATGGTTTGACCGTTCAAGGTCGCCCAGTTACTGGAGACAATTTGCCGCCAGAGTCCACAAGCCAAGTCAAGATGCCAGAGCAAGCTAGGATGATGCCTGAAGACTATAGAATAAGTCACCAACCAAGTTCATCTGATTCAAGATTATTCAATCTCACGGACAATTTCCCAGCAGATATTTACTCTAAAAATGCCGCAAGGTATTATGGGGCTGGAAATAAAAGAGACGCCAGAACATTTGCATTGTTTGAATCATTAAGAGGAAAGCCTAATGCATCTGTAACAATTTATAGAGTGGTTCCAAAATCAGTGAGTTCAATAAATCACGGAGACTGGATCACCTTATCCAAGGAAGCAGCAACAGAAATGAATAATAGCAACTTTCTAGGTTTGGATAAAAAAGGCAACAGGCAAGAATCAAAAATAATTTCAAAATCGGTAAAATCAAAAGATATTACATGGTCAGGTGACTCTCCTGATGAGTTTGGATATTTTCCCGAGAAGTGAATCTTTGGTATTGCCAAGATGAAATAGTCAGTTTAAGTTGTCTCTAATGAGTAATGTAATCGCAAAAGAGGTCGAGTCGCAACCAGCAGAATGGTTCCAAGAAGTTCTTGAAAGAGCCAAGGCTCACGGTGACCGCAAGAGAGTTGAATACTGGAACCCACAAGGGGCCGCAAAGGCCCTCTGGGGGCTTGCACAGGGTAAAAGCTACTCTGCCATAGCAAAGGACACTGGGATCGATAGGAAGACCGTCAGAGAGCTTGAATGGAGGCATGAGGATACTCTCGAAACTAAGCGCAAAGACTTTTCGCGTAAGTACGCAATCGCTGCGGAGGAGTATACTGACTTGCTGTTCCAAAAAGCAGAACAACTTGCTGAAGATCCAGAGCAATTGAAGAACATCTCCCCTGACAGGCTGGCGTTAACGGTTGGCATTATGACTGATAAGGCTACTCAACTTGCTGGCATGGCGGGTGTGGTGATCGAGCATCGCAAGGGAGCATCTATCGAGGATGCTGCCATTATGATTGCACAGGCTAAGGCTAAGATAGCATCACGCGCATCAACTGTCATTATCGACGTACCATGAAGTGGCGTTCACACCAGATTCTAACTCCTCCATCCGAGGATGAGATTGCAGAAATGGAACCAGAGGACTTGGTTCACCTGCACCAGATCTATCACGAGGCGATTGAGAATGCTGAAAAAGATCCATTCCGCTACGGATTCCGTCTACCTCACTGGGGTAAGGCTGAAGAACAATTGTCAGAAGTCACTGAGATTGTGGCACTTGGAGGAAACCGATGCCTAGCACCAGAACAGGAAATCTATGATCCAGTGGCTAAGAAAAGCACCCCTGTTTCAGAAATTACTTCTGAGTTTCATGTGCTAGCTTGGGACGGGGAAAAACAGATTCAATGCCGTGCTCTACGACCATTTGTAAAGACTGTTGCCAAGACAT